TTAGATCATACTATTTAGTTTTAGAATGTGGATTTAATAATGATTATCATGAAATATCAAACAAAGATAAAGATTCTTTAGAAAATTGGGATAAAGAAAAATTAAGATTAATATAATATAATGACAAAAAACAATTTTTATAATAATGCAGTAATACCTTCTGATGAAATATATAATAATTTTAATAAGTTTATTTTTTCTAATGATATTCGTATATTTGGTAAACTATTACAGCGTTACAAATTCTATTCGTTAACATCTCATTTACCTGGCGATATTGTAGAAGTTGGAGTCTTTAAAGGTTCTGGTATGGCAACATGGCTAAAATTTTTACAACTATACAGTCCTCATACAAATAAAAAAGTAGTTGGATTTGATTTCTTTTCATCAAGTGATACATATAATTATACGACTAATATTCAATGTGGCAGTGAATTGAATAATGTTATTAATCGCGTTAAATCAGATGATTTAACTCTAGAAAATGTAAAACAACATATTCAATCTTCTGGTATTAATCCTAATCATCTTATTTTAGTAAAAGGTGATGTTACTCTAACAACTAAAGAGTTTGTAAAAGAAAATCCAGGGTTTCGTATATCAATACTATATCTAGATTTAGATTTAGCAGAACCAACATATCATAGTTTACTAAATTTATGGGATCGTATTGTCCCTGGAGGCTATATTATTTTTGATGAATTTGAGCATCATAAATTTAATGAATCATCTGGTGTAGAAAGATTTTTAAAAGAAAAAAATATAGAATATAGTGTTAAAACTACTGATTTTGTTGGTCCAACTGCTTATATGATTAAGAAAACTTTATAACCAAGTAGAAATATTATATTCTTTAGTGCATATAGCATCAACACTTATATTTTCATTATAAATATATTTCTTATATTTGTATATTAATTCTGGTTGACCTTGTAGTTCTGGTGATACTATACATATCTTTAATCCATGCGAATGAAATTCTTCTTCTATTGATTTTGTTAATGGAAAATGTGTAAAACAATCAACCCATACCCAACTTACTTTATCTTTATTATCAATTATATTTGCAAAATTCTCATATTCCGAAAATCGTAAAGCAATTCGCTTTTCACCTAGTTTGAATAGTTTCAAGATAGAAGGAAATGAACAATCTAATAAAAAAAATTCTTCAAATTCATACTTTTTTAATAATTCTAAAACTCTCATTTCAATACCTTCAGATTTTATATTCACTATAAGAAATCGTTTAGAAATCTTTGATAAAAATTCTTCAAATTCTTCTCCTTCAGTAAAAGGATCATGAGTTACTATTATTTTATTATTTGAATCTCGCAAATCAAATTCTATACCACAATCTCTTACGATAGAATTAGCATATTCAGAACTATTTACTCTATGTGCGATGAACATATATATAAAGAATAATATTTATTTTAAGTATATATGAATATTATCCCATTTCGTAAAGCATTAAATAATAATTATAAATTAGTAGATTTTGATTCTAGAAATACTGGTTATTATACTTTAAAAAATGTCTCTTTAACTGGTAGAAATAAAAATTATCCAAATTCTTTATTATATACAGAGAATATATTAATATCTCCATATGATGAAAAGGTAATGTCACTTAATAAAGAATCATTTTATGATAATAATATTTTTGATTTTAAAGGAATATCTTTTACAGATATTGTTTATGAACCTATTTTCTTTTTTATTTATAATGTAGATAATTATTACCATTTTTTATACGATACACTACCTATATTATTTCATTATTTTGAACTAAAAAAAACATATCCTAGATTAAAATTGTTAGTAAATACATCTCATCCTTCTAAAATAGATTTGCCATTATTTGTAAAACAAACATTTGAACTATTAGATATTTCATACACGTATCCAAAAGAAAATACATTGTATCAAACTATATTTATTGGTTCTTCATTAACACATGGATCTAAATCAAATGATCCTCCTTCAAATCTATGTTATTCTATTTGGAATAAAATGGATCCAGATATTTATTTTAGTTCACCTAAAAAGATTTATATATCTAGAAGATCTCACTTATCAAAACATCCTGAAAATATTGGAACAAATTATACTCAGCGACGAAAATGTATTAATGAAGATTCTTTAGTTGAATTATTAAACTCATACGGATTTGTAGAAATATTTTGTGAAGATCTATCTATGTCTTCTAAGATTCATCATTTTAAAAATGCTACTCATATAGCAGGATTTATTGGTGGAGGAATGGCAAACTGTATTTTTTCAAGTCCTAATACTAGAGTTTTATGTTTAGAAACTCCTACATTTTTAAATATAAATTCTAGGTTTGCTTATTCTATGAATCATACAAATGTTTCTTATATACAATGTTCTAAACATCTAGAAAGTGAGAGCAAATATACTCTTTTTACACGAGTAAAATATAAAGGGATGACTGGAGAAATAGAAAGTTATAAAGATAGTATATATACTATAAAAATATCGAATAATGATGTTGCTGGATTTTCTCAAGATTTTAATATGAATACTATAGATGTAAGAGAAGATGAGTTAGAGCCATTAGATAATGGATTAAATAGTCCATTTGAATGTGATTTAGAGAAAGTTTTACCATATCTAGTAGAATGAAAATTATTATCCCTATGTCAGGAGTTGGTAAGCGGTTTTCAGATGCGGGTTATAAAGATCCTAAACCTCTTATAGATGTTGATGGAACTCCTATGATATACCATGTAATTGATTTATTCTCTGAAGAAATAAACTTTCATTTTATTTGTAATGAAATTCATACAAGTATACAAGAAATATTATTAAAGAAAGTTCCAACAGCAACTATAACAACTGTATCAAATGAAAATAGAAAAGGACCTGTTCATGCAGTTAGCTTTATTTTTGATTCAATTGATGATAATGAAGAAGTGATTGTTAGTTATTGTGACTATGGAACTGTATGGGATTATAAAAAATTTCTAGAAGAAATGAGAACAAATAAGTGCGATGGTGGCATCGCATCTTATATTGGATTTCATCCCCATATGCTTGGTTCTGATAATTATGCATTTATGAAACATGAAAATCTATGGGTTACAAATATTCAAGAGAAACAACCTTTCACTAGTTCTAAAATGGAAGAATATGCTTCCAATGGAACATATTATTTTAAAACTGGTGCTATACTTAAAAAATATTTTCAGAAACTTATGGATTTAGATATGAATATAAAAGGTGAATATTATGTTAGCCTTGTTTATAAATTAATGATTCAAGATAATTTAAAAGTAAGAATTTTTGAAATTGAAAAAATGCTTCAATGGGGAACTCCTAAAGATTTAGAAGAATATTTACAATGGTATGAATATTTTAAATCAAAGAAAAATCATCCTTTAGAGTTTCGCGGAACAGAAGATATGACTCTTATTCTTCCAATGGCTGGTGCTGGTAGTCGTTTTAAAATGGTTGGGTATGATTTACCAAAACCACTATTACCTATTGAGAATGATACTATGGTTCTAAAAGCAGTTGAATCTTTGCCACCTTGTAAAAAAAATGTTTTTATTTGCCTAGAAGAACATTTAAAAAATTATCCAACTATTGAAACTACATTAAAAGATAAATTTAATGCAAATATTACTAAACTAAATAATATAACACAAGGACAAGCTTGCACATGCGAGTATGGTTTAGAGAATATTAAAAATGATGAAGCTATATTAATTTCTGCTTGTGATAATGGAGCATATTATGATGTAAATAAGTTTTATAAAATGATAGATGATCATACTATAGATGTAATAGTATGGTCATTTACGAATAATCCTACAAGTAAATTATATCCTCATATGTATGCTTGGTTAGATGTAGATAATAATGGAAATATATTAGATGTATCTATAAAAAAACAATTTAGTGATCGTGATGCTAAACATTGTATTATTGGAACAATGTTTTTTAGAACTAAACAAATATATATGGAAGGATTACAAGAAATCTATTCAAAAAATCTTAGAACAAACGGAGAATATTATGTTGATAATCTTTTAGTTCCATTAATACAAAAAGGCTATAAAGTAAAAGTGTTTGAAGTAAAAAACTACTTATGTTGGGGAACACCTAACGACTATAAAACATATAATTATTGGAATGAGCATTTTAATAAAAATATTATTATGAAATATGATAATAATACATGTATATCAAACTATTTAGATTATGTTAAAAATGTATTTAATCAAATAAGTTTCAAAAAAGACATTATTATATCATCAAGTGATTTTTCCTTTAAAAAATATCATGATAAAATAAACTGTTGGATTAATTTGGAACATATATTAGTAAAACCAAATGGTAGAAGCAGTGATCCTAATTGTGAAATTAATAATGGTTATTTAATAAGAATTGATAATTATGATAAATATAATTCTAATGATTATATAATTGAATATAGTATTCCAAATATAATACATGTTAATAAATCAAAAAATTATAATTTACATAATAAACAAATATATATTCCTCCAATGATATATGAATTTAAGCCTTATAATATGAATAGAAATATTGATATACTTACAACATTTCTTGACTTAAATCAAGAAAGAAGAAAAGTATTTTTAAATAAAGTGATTGATTTAAATTTACCTGTTAAAAATATTAATACATTTTTTGATTTAGAATCTAACTATAATTTATTACAGTCAACAAAAATATTAATTAATATTCATCAAACAGATCATCATCATACATTTGAAGAATTAAGATGTTTACCAGCTTTACTAAATGGTGTAATTATTATATCAGAAGATTGTCCTTATAAAGAATATATACCATATCACAAATATATAATATGGTCTTCATATGATAATATAATAAATGTAGTTAGTGATGTTTATAATAATTATGATAAATATTATAATGAAATATTTATTAACAGTTTAATTAAAGATGAATTAACTAAAATTAAAAAAGATACTACTAATAATATTAAAGAAAAATTAAATTTTGCGTTATTATAATAGTAATAATATATTAAAATAAATATATGGATTTAGATGAATTATCAAAAAAATATGTTCTAGATAAAAATATATTTACTGGATGTCATAACTATATACCCGGTTATACATATCTTTTTGAAAAAATAAGATATAATATTACTAACCTTTTAGAAATTGGTATAGGATCTATTGAGAATGGTCAAATGGGTGGGATCATACATTTAGGATATAAAACTGGAAATAGTTTAAGATGTTGGAGTGAATATTTTCCTAATTCAAAAATTTATGGTATTGATATTTTTGAACATAAAGAATTAAATACCGATAGAATTACAACATATGTAGCAGATCAATCAAATGAAAATGATTTACAAAAAGTAATTAATAGTATAAATTGTGAATTAGATATTATAATTGATGATGGCAGTCATGATGGAGATCATCAAGCATTTTCATTTATGTTCTTAAATAAATATTTAAGCAAAAATGGTATATATCTTATTGAAGATATTCAGCCAAATAATATTGAAAAATTTATTAATTTAACAATTTTTCCAGAAACATATCGAACTTATATTAAAGATAATTTTAATATTGAATATTTTGATACACGTAAAACAATTAATCGTGCAGATGATTTTATGGTAAGTTTTACAAAAAAATAATATATAAATATATATTAATTAAATGAATAATATTAAAATATGTTTTATAATTTCTTGTAAAATAAATAAAAATTATAAATCATATTTATCTTTCTATGTAAATAATATTAATACATATTATTCAAATGCTAAAATAATTTTAGTAGATAATAATTCAAAACATAAAGATATTTATAAAGAATTTGATGAAAATAAAAATATAATTATTTTAGAAAATACAAGTGACTCTAAATTTGAATTAGGAGCATATAACTTTGCTATAGAATATATTATTACTAATAATTTATCATTTGATTATTATATATGCACACAAGATACAATGGTATTAGAAAACTATTATGATTTTAATAATTTAAAAGTTTTAAATATAAAAGCATGTCCTATTTATTTAGTGGCACATAATTTAATTGGATATTATGGATATGATATACTAAAATATTTTAATTTATATGAAGAAAATGAAAACTATTATTGTTGCTGGTGTTTTTCATTTATAGTAGATCATGAATCATTATTATATATAAATAATTTAACAAAAAATATTATTATTCAAAATAGATATAAACCTGATAATTTTGAAAGATTTAAAAATGATAAAGTATATGCTTACACAATAGAATTTGAATCTGCTTTAGGAAAAATATTATATAAAGCAAATAATAATAAATTGTTCTGTTTAGATGGAGATATGGATAATAGAAGATATGACTGTCATACAATAGATTTAGATTCTGAAGAAGCAAAAAACACTGGGCATTTTTTTGTTAAATTATCTCAAAAGAAAACTGAAAACACTGAAGAATAATTTAAAAATATTTACATAAATAGTTTGAATCTTTTTTTGCGAATAGTAGATCAACTTGTGCTAAATAACCATTTATAATATGATTTTCAATCATATCTATTACAACAAAATTATGTTTATTCATATAATGAATAACATCTGCAAATAATGGTGAGTCTTTATTATATTGGTGAATACTAACTTCAAGAAGAACCATTGTAGAATTTTCTAAACAATTTTTTCCTCCATCTAATACATCTAATTCTGCTCCTTGAACATCAATCTTAATAAAATCTGGTAAAGGAATATTATTTTCTTCTATATAAGAATCTAAAGTTCGTGTTTTTTTCTGAATTGTATAATAGTTGTTTGGATTAAATGCACCAGATAGTTCTAAATACATCGAATTTCCAGTATTAAATCCTTCTTTAATACAATGAAAATCTACAATTTTATTATCTTCTTTACTTAATAATACATTATGATAACTTGCTTCTGTATTATATTTATTATTTTCTTCAAATGCTTCAAATAAATGATATGAAGATTCACTGTAGAGTTTTTTCATTTCACGAGTCCAATCTCCATGATTTGCACCAATATCATATATTATTTTGGGATTAAATCCATGGTTATACCAAAATATAAATTTCTCTAACATTATATATTATATTTAATTAGTCCTTGCTTAAATACTTATAAAAATATAATACAGAATGCTTATATATTTTCTACAAAAAAATGCCGGTTTCTTTTCTGAAATTTTTTTTATGATTAATTATTATTTAATTTGTAAACGTAATAATTGGGAGTTTGGTATTAATACATCTAATTGGTTATTTAAATATGAGAAAGGATGGTATGATTATTTTAATAGTTTATATGAATTTAATATTGATAAACCATTTTATTTAGCTCCAAATAGAATACCTGAAGAAATAGATTTTTGTGAAAATATTGATTTTACAATTAAAGATTATCAAAATGCTTGTGCAGAAATATTTAAATTAAATGATAAGTTACAGATAATATTTAATCATAAAATAAATGATTTAAAATTGGATAACTATCATTCAATATTTATTAGAAGAGGTGATAAAATGATTCAAGAATCTATATATATTCCTACATCTAAATATATTGACTTACTTTTAGAAAAAGATATTGTTAAAACAATATTTATCCAAACAGATGATTATAATGTATATCTGGAAGCTAAAGAGTATATAAAATCTTTAGAATTAAATATTCAAATAATTACAACTTGTCCTCAATCTAAAAAAGGGGTTCATATGTTTGGCGTAAATACAAAAGGTTCAAACATATCAAAAGAAAATGATATATATATTAAAAATCAAGATAGTAATACAAAACCTATTATACAATATAGTAATGAAGAAATATATGATCATACAATTGAAATGTTGATAGGATTAGAAATATGTAAACATTCTAAATATTTAGCACTAGATATGCAATCAAATGTATCACGGTATTTATTATTATCTCATAACAATATTAATAATGTATTAGATATTCAAAATACTATTATAGATTTAAATAAACCTATATTGTGTCCATCTATTGGTATTAAGTATAAAGAATAATTTTTAATGATTAAAAGTATGAAAATAGCATTTTTATCAAACAAACTTACTTTAAGAGGATGTGAACTTATGTTATACAATTATGCTCACTATAATGAAACAATTTTAAATAATAAATCTATTATTATTACCCGTGATTTTGAAAAGATAAAACATGAAAATGATGTTCATATTGATGCATATAAAAAGTTTAATGATCGATTTAGTGTTTTTTATTATGAAAACAATAATGATATTGAAAATATACTTAAAACACAAGGTTGTGATATAATATTTATTGAAAAAGCTGGAAGTAGAGATGATAAACTTATTTTTGATAGTTGTAAAAATATAGTTCATAGTGTTTTTACACTTACAGAACCTCATGGAGAAGCTTTTACAACATTATCACATTGGATGAATAAATATCATCATACCAATTTTCCAGTGATACCTTATATGGTTGAGGTATATGATACACAAGAAAATTTAAGAAAAGAACTAAATATCCCAACTGATGCTATAGTATTTGGAACATATTCTGGATATGAATGTTTTAACATTGATTATATTCAACAATGCGTTAAAGATATTAAAAATGATAATATATATTTTATTTTTATGAATATTAAACCATTTACTGAAGAAAATGAACATATACGATTTTTGCCAGGTAGCGCTGATTTAGAAAAGAAACGCAAGTTTATTAATACATGTGATGCTATGTTATATGGAAGAGATGGAGGTGAAACATTTGGCTTAGCATGTGGTGAATTTTCACTATGTGATAAACCTATTATAGCACGAGAGTCTGAACATAGTGCTTCACATTTAGATATATTGCGTGAAAAAATTATTAAACATAATAATTATGAAGAACTATATGATATTTTAACGAATTTTAATAAGTATAAGATTAATGTAAGTGATAATGGTTATAAGAAATATACACCAGAATATTCAATGAAATGCTTTGAAGAAATATGTAATTCATTATTTAAGTATAAAACAACAAAAAAAGTATATTTTCATGGATTCTGGTCTGGATTTTCTGAACGAACAAACCCAGTGCACAAAGACTTTTTCATTAGATTATTAGAAAATATATTTGAAGAAAATATTGTAATTGGAACTTTAGAAGATTCTGATATATTATTTGAAACAATATTTGAAGAATCAGTGATTAATAAAAAAATCTGGAAATATAAATTCTTATTTTCTGGAGAATCTAGATTAAATGAACAAATTGATAAGTATAATATTGTATTCTGTTCTAAGAAAAATTCTGCTAATAAGATTAATATGCCAGAATTTATTCCATACTTATATTCTAACTATTCGATTGAAAATCTTGAAAATAAACATAAATTTATTAAAGAAGAAAATAAATCTCAGATTGCCATTACATCAATTATTTCAAACTCTAGTTTTAACGAAAGAAATTTTTTATTGCAAGTATTAATGCAACATTTTCCGATTGCTAATTTTGGATCTCTAATGAATAACGTTGGGGGTAAATTAGAATTTGAATATAACACACTTTTTTTCAATAATTTTCTTAAACAATTCAAATTTATATTAGCGTTTGAAAATTCAATTGATGAAACATATATTACAGAAAAAATATTTCACGGATTATTAGCTGGAATTATTCCTATATATTATGGTTCTAAAAATATAACTGATTATATTAATAAAGAAAGAATTTTAATAATAGAAGATTTGTCTGAAAAATCTATATTAAAAGTAATTAATAAAATACAGTTTTTATTACATAATAAAGATGCATATGATGAAATAATTCGCAAACCTATCTTTACAAACAAAAAATTATTTAGAACTCTTGATTCCATAATAGTTGATTCTAGAAACCTTTTATTTAATAAGTTTCCACTTATTAATAAAGCGTATTGTGTATGTAACGAAATATATGAAAAAGAACGTATGACACGATTAACGAGTTTATTTAAAAATATCAATTTAACTGTAGAATATATATCTCCTACATATAAGAATACAATTACAAAAGAAATATATGATACTTATATTAAAACCGATGAAATATTTACTTTACGAAACCTGCCGATGAAAAAAGCAGAATTATCTGTAACACTTAATTTTTTAGAACTTTTTAGAAATATACGCAAAAATTATTCGTCAGGAATATTTTTAACTTTTGAAAGTGATGTGTATTTAGAAAATGATATAGAAAATATAAACTTAATTTTTAAGATGCTAGATTCAAAGGTATGGGATTGTGTACATATAGGATATGATAAACCTAACTTACTTGATAAAATAGGGGTTGAAAGAAAGTGGGAACCGAGAGGGATGGATTCTATGATTTGGACTTATGATGGTGTTATAAAGTTTCTAAACTATTTAGAAAATGAAATTAAATATGATTTTAGTATACCATATGATTATATTTTTTGGAATTTCTTAAAAAAACACGACAATTTTTACTTCAATTGGTCAAATCCAACAGTATTTATACAAGGTTCAAATGCTGGTATGGAAGAATCTACAATTCAAAAAGATTTAGTATAATTATGTATAATATTCTGGATTTACTTCCTTATATTGATTGTGCTTTAATGGATTCGAATACGGTTGAAACAAATACAAGACTCAAACAAGTTGCATTTACTGAAAAACATTCTCCTAGAGTTGTCGCAGAAAAACTTTATAATTCAAAAGTTGTATTTATCCATCCCGATGGGTTTGATTACTGGTCAGATGTTTTAGTTATTTTACAACAGAAAAAAGAATTACCAATTAAAGTTTTCATTTTTGGAGGAAGTGATTACTTTTTTGATGATGAAGTTATGGAAATTATGACATGTTTTTTTGCGACTTCTAAATTTTTTATAAGTAACTATATTGGCTCACATCCAAATTGTTATTTACTACCGATTGGCACTACACTATCTTATAATAAAGAAATAAATAAAAAATGTAACTTTGCTATACCTGATATTACACTAAACTGTGGTTATAGATATGATTTTTCTAATTTTATTGAACGTAACGATAATTTTAAACCTTATATTTTACCACATCTACCAATCGGTGTATATTTAGATGTATTAGCTAGTTTGAGATTTTCAACTGCTCCCAGAGGAAATGGGCATGATACTGGTCGTTTTTGGGAATGTTTAATGTTAGGTGTTATACCTATTGTTGAACGCGATATATTTTATGAAAGACTTCGCGAAATATATGCTAAACTACCATTTATTATGTTAGATAAATGGGATGATTTAAATGATATTATTGAAAAATTAGATGAAACATTTTATAATAATATTATGGATTCTTCAGATTTAACTATAATTGAACCAGAATTCTGGATAAATAAGATTAAAGAAATTATTAATAATTAAATTAATGAAATACTTTAATCATCTTAATCTAATCCCTTATATTGATGTTGCGTTAATGGATACTTATACATTTACGCATAATCCTAAATTTATGAATATAGCTTTTACACTCGATTGTTCTATAGAAGTTCTAAAAGAAAAACTAACCGTTTCAAAAACTATTTATATACATCCGAATGTAATTAATAAATGGAAACCTATACTCTTTGAATTAAATCCAGATGTCAAACTATTTATATTCTTTGGTTCAGATATTTTTATTGATAATGAAATTCAAGAATTTGGAAAACAGTTTCCAGAAACAGAATTCTGGATTCAGAATTATACTGGAGTTGAAGGAGGTCGTTATAAAATTCTTCCGATTGGTGTTAACCAAGATTACTCTGGAACTATTATAAAAGAAAAGCTATTAGGAATATCGTATGTTTCTAATACTGGAGGATTTCGTAGAGAATTCTTACAGAACTTAAACTATAACACTAAAATTCATAAATACTTGTTGCCTAAGAGTGATATAAATATGTATTTAGAAAATCTTTCAAAATGTTACTTTAGCGTATGTCCCATGGGGAACGGGTTTGATACTTTACGGTTCTGGGAAAGTTTAATGGTTAAATCTATACCAATAGTGTTAGCACACGACTTTTATGAGAATCTTAAATTTCAGTATAGTCATATACCTATGATTGTATTGAATAGTTGGGATGAATTAGATAGTATAGAATTGAGTGTTGAAAAATATAATATGTTATGGGACGATGTTGATATTATTTTGGAAGATTATTGGATCAGTAAAATATAACATTTTAAATTATTTTTATAAATATAGTTATGGAAAATTATATAATTTTACCAAATGGAGTAATAAAACAGAAAAATGTAAATAAGATTCAATATAATTACGATTATTCAAATAAATACAATCAATACGGAAATAAGAGTATTGCATTAGCACACTTACGTTATGGAATTTTACTAGGGTTTTTAGGAAGGAATCCAAGAAATATTGTAGATGTTGGATACGGCAATGGAGATTTTTTACGTGTATGTTTAAGTTCAATTAAAAATGTATACGGTTCTGATATATCAGATTACCCTATACCAGAAAATGCTAAAAAAATAGAATTTTCTGATATTTCAAATGTAGAAGTTACATGTTTTTTTGATAGTTTAGAACATTTTGACGATATATATGATATAAAAAAAATAAAAACAGATTATATATTTATATCTGTTCCGCATTGTCATAACTTATCTGATGAATGGTTTCTTAATTGGTATCATAGAAGAGAAAATGAACATTTATATCATTTCAATAAAGAATCATTATGTAACTTTATGAATGAATGTGGATATGAATGTGTTTATAGTTCGAATTTTGAAGATATTGTAAGATTTAATTCTATAATACATCCATTAGAGAATATATTATCTTGTATTTTTAAGAAAAAAGATTTATAATTGTTCTACTATTTTATCAAGTGGTAAATTCATAACAATTTTAGGATTAGAATATGTAAGTGTTGCATCATATACAAACATTTTTTTAACATTATTTAAAGTATAAGAATTAAAACACCCAACAATAGGTCCAGTATTCACAGCAATAATATATTTAGCATGTGTGCTTATTGCTGCTATATCTTTTAATGATAAATTGTGATCTCTTGTTGATATAATATTATTCACCTTTTCTGTAGTTACTATTTTATATTTAGCTGATAAGTTTTGTATAAAATTATCCCATTGAAGTTTATCCATCATAAATTGACCACTTACTGTATTTCCATTAATTATTAAAAAATCTATATCTTTATAATTATCATTAAAACTATTATAACGATTTAATAAATCTTCATCTGTATACTTAAATTCTGTAATCCCTGGTAAATTTATTTTTTTACCAACTTCTGTAAAGAATAAAGGTAGAAATATATCAAGTGGTTCTTTATTAGGAGGATAAACATATTTATAAAAATTATGTTCATATTCTTGAGAACCAATCCAAGTATCAATAGCATCACTTGGTTTTGTATTTATATCATGTAAATGAATATTATCAAAGCATATAAAGTCTTTTACAGAATCTATATTTTCTTTTAAAATATAAAAGTTAATAGTAATATTATTATTTATTATAGTATCTTTTAAATTACATAGATAAATTAATGTAAAAATATTATCTCCTAGATGGAAACTATTATATAAATTAATTATTCTGTTAGATCCTCCCTTTAATTTAGTCTGATATTTCTTATATGTGTTTCGTTTTCGCTTTATTAGTTTTCTTCTTTTAGATTTGCGTTTCATCTATATGTCGTAGATAATTTATTTATTTCTTAAAAATATTGATCGTAGATTCATATTCATAAATAATGCAGTTGTTGCCATATTTGATGAATTATGAACGAGTATATCACATTTAGATAATAATGCTACTTCTAAAAATAAATCTTCTAAATCTTGCAATTTCATATACTCAGTGCTAGATATATGAGATGCATTTGTTGTTGTATTTTTAGAGCGTTTCATATTTGTATAATAATTTGGCTGTAAATTTTGCTTATAAAATTCTAAATCTGCATCATTATCGGTGCGTATAAAATATTTTGTCTTTTTTGTTTTATCAATCTTCGCAATTGCATCTAAAAAATCTTGACGCGTTGGTTGATTTTCACCCGGTTTTGTTCTTACAAGAATACCGATTACCTGTTCACAATCGGCGCGAAGTTCATTTGTTAATTTATCTAATTTTTCTTGTATATGTGGTAATAACTTTACATATTTACTATAAGCATCTGCCAATGGTTGTAAATTTTTCCTATTTTCATCAAATACATTATTTTCACTCAATACTTCAAAATATCTAGGGATATAATTTTCAACAACAATTGTATTTGTATATGCTTTATTTTCATTATATGGTTTAAATAATTTTGAAAATAATTCTTCACCTTCATTTATAAAAGGAGCCCCTTCACCGGGTTTTGTTGCCCTCACATCATATTCAATTTCTACAGTATTTGGATAATCACTTAAATGACATATATATTTTGTAAATGTAGAAAAAAATCCGGCATTTTTATTTAATTTTATTACTGTTTTAATTGGATCATTAGATTGACCGCCTTTATATTTCCTTTGTCTTCTAAAACGCCTAGACTTTCTTTTTTTACTTATTCTTTTTTTTGTTCTAGCCATCTAGTAGGATATGAGAAAAATATATTTTATCGGATTTATAGTAATTCTTTTAACAATCTTATCTCTATTCATATTTGATTTGCTATACCGTACTTTACATTATACAAATCATCTAAAAGAATGTTCTACAACTGATAAGTTCTGCGGATTACAGATTATAAATTTATCATTCCCTGAAAAACACGTGACAAAACTATTAGAAATAAGTGAGTTACACGGAAAAAGAGTAGAAATTCCTAAAAAACATCAGAAGAACATTTCAAATAAAATCTTATTAAATGAAATGCCCGAAATTAACGAATACTATGAGGAGTGTTCCATTATCGTTTCAAAGTATATAGGGGCAGATGTAACCCCACTTCCGAACGATATTCAAAATAGAATGACTCTTGTTGTCTATGAGAAAGAAGGTGATTATATTGATTGGCATTTTGATACAAATCATTACGAAGGACGATTCTTTACACTATTAGTTCCTATTACACTTGAACCTACATGCGGTAATTATCAGTATAAGAATGATGAAGAAAAAGATACAGATGTAGAAGTTAATAAAGGGCAAGCAATTTTGTTTGAAGGTGATAAAGTGTATCATAGAGGTAAAATGTTATGTAAAGATCAACATCGTGTAATTCTAAGTATGACTTTTGTAACTTCTCAAAGAATGAATACATGGAATTATGCTATGCATAAAATAAAAGAGTATGGAATTTATGGGCAATAAGTAGGTTGCTATGAGTTATTTAAATAATATAGTTGATAAAGTATACGTTATTAATCTTGATAAAGATAAAGAACGTTTAGAATCTGTAACAACGCAATTAAATTCTGAAAAAATAAAGTTTGAAAGATTTCCCGCTATCAACGGTTCAACCATTCAAAAAGATTCTAGACTAACAGAATTCTGTAATTCATTCTGTACTAACGGAGTAAAAGGCTGTGCTCTATCCCACAGAACTATCTGGGAAAATCTTGTAAAAAATGAGTATGAAGCAGTCTGTATATTCGAGGATGATGTAATACTAAATGAAGATTTTAATAACCATTTACAACTTCTATGGGGTTCCATCCCGAACGATTATGATATAGTTTATTTGGGTAATCACTTCTATTGTGGTGATACATCTACATATAACCAGTTTACTACTAAACTGTTTAATGTAAAGAATACTGAATATTCAGTCGGTGTTTTAAAAGTAGCTGGTTGTGGAGGGTTTCATGGATACATTATTTCTAAAAAAGGAGCTTTAAAATTACTAAAATCACAAACTAATTTTCATATAGATATTGATATTATGCAGCAAGGCTTAGACGCATACGCTTTTCATCCAGTTTTAGTAGAATCTGGTGATAATAAATCAAATTTATCAAGTAATTTTCCTCCTATTATAAGTTCTTTACTAAGTAAGATACCAGTAACAAATCAAAAATGCCATAAATCTCTCAACTTTATACTAAATGAAAATCTCATACAAGTTGGTCCTATCCCTATTAATGCCTTAATGATTGTTATTTTTGTAATAGGTTTACTATTCCCTATCAACTACTACTATATGCTATTTATTTGGCTTCTTATAGAATTTTTATTCTCTTTTGATATTACGAATGCTCTTATTTATTTAATTATAGTTTCTTCTCCATTTTTAATAAAATATTCTATATTAAGATATTAGTATGGCTTTTATAAATAGAGTCTGTGATGAAGTTTTTGTTATTAATATGGATAAAGATAAAGAACGACTAAAAGCCTTTGATAAGTGTATGGGATTAAATAATATTAAATATGAGAGGTTGCCTGCGGTTGATGGTTCAAAAATAAATAATGATCCTAGACTAACAGATTTTTGTAATACCTTCTGTAGTAACGGAATTAAAGGTTGTGCTTTATCTCATAGAACTATTTGGGAAAAAATGGTTGATAATAATTATAAAAATGTCTTAGTTTTTGAAGATGATGCTATTGTTGATAAGGAGTTTGATTCTAAATTTCAACATATATGGAATTACCTACCAAAGGAATATGATATCATATATTTTGGCTGTATCTTTGGATGTACAGATGATTCTAAAGTAAACGAAGTATTTAAAAAAGTAGTTTCTGGACCAACAGAAAAGATAAATGAATTTGTTCACACTACAAAAGGAGCTGCTGGAACTCACTGTTATATGATTTCATTAGAAGGTGCTAAAAAGTTTCTAGATAAAAAAATTAATTATCATATTGATGCACAAATAATATCATGGATAAATGAGTATAAGTATAATGCTTATACGTCTTATATAAACTTAGCTGAAACAAGCCAAGATAATTCAAATTTGGGTGATAAATATCCTCTATTATTAAATTCTATTCTACGTAATATTACCTTAAACAATCTTAAACAACCAACAACACTAGATTGGTATCTTAGTTCACCTCTTATCAAAGTTGGAAATTATAATTTATCAGTTCTCTTATTTTTATTTATGATATTAGTATCATTCCTTCCATCAAAATACTATTTTATTATCTTTTCTTGGTTGCTATTTGAACTAATTGTATCTAAAGATTTGGAAAATACTTTCCGATATATAGGATTTTTGAGTATTCCTATACTTATAAAATTCTCATTTACATATAAATGATTACACGAATAGGCGGAACAAATCGTTATAGTAATATTGTAGTATACGATAGAAATGTATACCTATCGGGTGTAGTGCCTTTAACAACAGCTGATATATCCGGTTCAACCCTATACGAGCAAACTCGTGAAGTATTAACATTAATAGATAATAATCTTAAAGCTGTTGGAACATCAAAACATTTTATACTTTCTATGACAATTTATCTAAGAGATGAAGAAGCATATGAAGAGATGAATAGAGCTTTTGATGAATGGACAGCTTCTGCACCTAACTGTGCGCCAGCACGAGCAACGATTGGTAATGTAAAATTCCCAGACTCAAGATGGAAAATAGAGATAGTATGTAATGCCGCCATACCAAAAACACATGCTTCTTATGATAGTTATAATGATGTAAATTATGTAGTTTAAAAGTGTCTAATTATATCTGGTTTTAAAAATATAGTAAGTAAAACAACAGACATTAAAATGAAATAGACAATTAATTCAAGTTTCTTAGATTTTCCACATATGTATTCAATAACAATATAGGAAATACCCCATACTGATATCCACCATAGTTGAATGAGTGTTACATACCATATAATCTCTAAAGTGCTTAAATCTCTGTTATGGAAATACATCTATATATGAGTTATATTTTCGTAAAACTCATGGGTGGTATAGGGAACCAATTATTTCAATACGCAGCGGGATTCCTACAAAAAACTGTCAATTCTGGAACTTTATTACTATGTAAAGCAGAAAATATTCACGATACTACTGATTATAGAGACTTATTTACTGAAGGATTAAAGTATACTGCTGGTATTCCACCATGCCCAACTCTATATCAAGAAAATGGGTTCGGAGTTTGGAACCCTCATGAATATAAGTTAGACATGATACTATTGTATGGTTATTTTCAGAATTATTCTGTTTTAAGGAGTATAATAAGTGATTTTAAAAGTAGTATCATTAGATCACTAGAACCTTTTAGAAAGTTTTCTATAATTCCTAATTCGGGTTTTATCCATGTGAGAAGAGGTGATTATTTGAATCTATCTAAATCACATCATATACAGCCTCTTGAATATTATAGAGAAGCACTAACTCTTCTACCTAATATTAGTAACTGGTATCTATTTTCAGATGATATAGAATGGTGTAAATCACAAGAACTATTTAGAACTCTAAATATCACGTATGTTGATGAAGATACAATTAATACTTTAGCATATATGTCTATGATAACAGAAGGAGCAATAATAGCAAATAGTAGTTTTAGTTGGTGGGGAGCTTTCTTAGGAGTTGGAGATAAGAACGTTATTTATCCTAAAAGATGGTTTGAGGATAAAACTCCCGACTTATTTCCAGAAGAGTGGGTAGGAATTTAAAAATGAAAGTGAATAATCAAGGATTTCTTGAATTAAATAATTTTCCCAGAAAAAGACTAATTCATAAGAATCCAGATGTATATTACGTAGAAAAATTCCTATCACCTAATGAATGTAAACATTTAATTAGTATATCTGAAAAAAATGTGGCTGTATCCAAAGTGGTTGATAAAGAAACTGGTATAGGTGTAGTTCATCCATCAAGAACAAGTGAATCTTGTTATCATGGTTATAGTATAAAGTGGCTCATATCAAGAGTTTTTCGTTTGACAGGTGTTCCTAGAGAAAATCAAGAACCTACACAAGTGGCACGATATGTTACTGGTCAGTTCTACAAATCACATCAAGATGCTTTAGATAAAGAAGATCCTGAAACTGGTCAGCGTATTGCTACAGTTTTAATGTATTTAAATAATGTAAACTCTGGAGGAGCAACTTTCTTTAATACTTTAAATCTTAGAGTCAAACCAAAAGAAGGAGATGCGGTTATATTCTTACCTGCCAAGATTGATGGAACTATTGATCATCGTTTATTACATACAGCAGAAGATGCTTCCGATACTAAATGGGTAAGTCAAATTTGGGTGCGGAATAAAAAATATGCTAAATTACCTATTTGTTGATAGTATGCCTTGTTCTTGTCAAATTCCAATCCCAGATTTTCCAACAAACTGTGAATGGGGTCCTATTGTTTGGAGAATTTTACATGGGCTTGCCGACAAATATGGTAGATTAATGAGTCCACTCTATGCAAAGGAAGAAGAATATAATTGGATAAATTTTATAAATAATACTCATAAAATTTTACCATGTAAAGAGTGTAGAGAACATTACAATTCATATTTATCTAAAAATAATCCGAATAAGTTGAAACTATTAAAAACAAGTGATGAAAAAAAACTTTGGGTTCAGAATTTCTTTTTTAATCTGCATAATGAAATTAATTTAAGAAATGATAAACCTCTTTATCTATTTGATAATTTACATGATACTTATAAATCTGTAAATATCTTTTTAGAGATAAAACATTTTGAAAAACTATTGACAATTGTCTTTCGTTATAATGAAGTTACATTTTTTTCTTGGAAATCTTGGCTACGTAATTTACAAACTCTTTCGGGTATTTATGGATTAAACTAAGCAAGATACAAATAGAATAAGAAGTAGAATTACTGCCATGACTGCTGTTAGGAGAACAGTAAACATATCATTTGAATACTCTCTCACAACATGAGCGTATCTATCCTTTGCTGATTGAAGTTCTTCTTTAAGAAGAACAATTTCTTCACTCTGATGTTTATTCTTTGCAAGTAGTTCATAGTAGTGCTCTTCATCAATACTACTATCTTCCTCTGAGTAACTTGTATGCGGTGGTTCAGCATATTTAAAATAGTGGGTTTCTGCAATTTCAAACTTGTATACGCCCAACTCTTCTACTGGAGCATCTAGAACTAGACTTGTTCTATCATTTACAGCATCTTCTTCACGGTCATATACCGCAACACACTTGAATTGAGAATCATATACCTTATAAAGAACAAATACCATTTTTTCTATACAGGGTTTTATTAACGGCGACGATCAATTTTTTGTTTATTCGCTAAAAACATATCTATAGTATCCAGAAATTTCTAGAAGAACATGTAATCCAGCAAATTTTATAAGTAGAGCAATACTCTCTATTATTCTTTTACTGGTAATTTTACCAGTTCTATAATACATTACTACGATAAAGGCAAGAGTTGGTAGAATGCCCATAGCTAAGAGTTCCACAGTAAATTGAAATGGTTCTTTTACTATATAATCTATATCACGGATAATTACAGAAATTCCAGAAAGAACCACATATGAACATACAAGAATAAATATCACTACACCTGTTATAAGACTATTACTATTAATACCAAATAGATTTACTTGATACGATTTTACAATTCCATATTTATCATATAATACTGTAAGAATTACACCAATAATAGCCCCAATTATAGAAGGAACAACTACATCAAAATCAAATAACATCTATTATAACTTGAGGTTTGATAAAATTTTAGATATATTATCTTCAATAGATGAATTATTTTTTTTTAAATTAAATCCTCTAAATAAGTCTACTAATTCATCTTCTACTGATTTTGTATTTTTATTTACCTCTAGGAACTCTGTCACTAGTTCACTTGATAGGATAGAAGAAACCATAGATAATTCACTCTCATATCTAGCGTTCATGCTAGTATTAGTGTAAAGTTCATCATTAAAATCTACTAATACTTCTATAACATTAGCATATAGTTCAATCGTATCAGATGATTCAATATTAGAATTTAACTCATTCGTAATCTTATTGTAAATGTCCGGAGAAAGCTTCTTAATACGGGTCATTAATTTACCATTCTCATCATCTAATGCTTGCAATTTGTCAGCTATTTCAAATTTTTTCATATCAAACTCATTTTGTGCTTCATTATCGTTAGAATTCTGTAATTTATGTTCTAATTTTAAAATCCCTTTGAAGAATTTCTCAAATTTACGTAATATTTTTTCGTATGAATAGCTATTATTCTCTGGATTTTCTACTAATTTTTTTAAATTTGCTTGTAGTCTTTTTTCTTTTGAATCTGCCTTTTTCATCGTATATTTTTTAACAGGAAACATTTTCTTTTTATTATTCTTTTTGGTACTTCGCGCACCACCTCTATATTTTTTCATAACTACTAGTAGTATGGAAAAAAGTTCTAAAAATCTAATAGCAGCTGCGTATTTATCAGGTGTTGGAGAAGCCTTTAAAAAAGCTAAAACTGTTGAACAGAATGATTTAGAGAACTATATTGAAGATGCTAAGGTTCTCCGACGTGAACTTATTAGTCGTTCTGTAGATGATGGCTATGAAAATCCAACACAACTTATTGAAGCCGCAAAACAGTATGCCACTAATAATTTAACAGAAACGATTAATATAAAAACTGTTTTTAATAATGCTAGTAGAAAAAATCTAAATACTGCGGTTACACCCTCTATAGTATCAAACACAGGAATTAGTCAAGTAATTGAACCTGTTACAGCTACTAACGTAAATCCTATATTTACACCGCCAACTCAATTTACTGAAACACCAAAAGTTAATAATGCGGTAGCATTTACACCTCCTACTAACGTATCACCCGCACCAGAACCATCACCATCGCCATCGCCATCCCCAGAACCTGCACAAGCAACTTCATTCTTATCCATGTTTCAGCTAGGCGGTAGACGTGGTCGTCGCAAGACAAAGAAGTCAAACAGAAGAAGAAAAGCTAGAAAACATACTAGAAAGTAGCATCTACTACTTGTGCCCAAGGAGGAATATAATCTTCTAGAGTTGGAACTCCTTTCCCCATAATACTTGGAAACACACATGTAAAATTATCGGAACTACTGTGTGCTAAATAAGCGCCCCAAAAACTAAATGTGCTGTTCCCTACAATCGCACCTTTAGAACACTTTGCCATTAAGTATAATACCTCTACCTCATCTTTTTCATCACATAATATATGTGGAAAATTAAATATATCTTTTACTAATTCTGGTTCATCAGAAAATACTAGTATATTTGAACCTTCTGGTATTTTGGAAGAAGCCATTATTAAGTATTTCGGTATATTAATTTGATGGTGTGGAAGTATACGGAAGTCACCAAGTCTAATATGGATAAAAAAAGAATTATCTTTGATATACTTATCTTCTAACACTTTCATACGTTCTTTTGAAATTATGTTCTCAAATTTTGGTTCTACTTTTATCTTATCAAAATACTTGTAACTCTGTCTATATCCATTTATTACGATTGGTAGACTAAGAGTTGGTTTAATAGGAATATATGTAAAATGTTTATCTAGAGGTTCTTCTATTTCATTCCATGACACATCAGTTTCTATAATAGGAATTTCTGGAAATAGTTTGAAAATAGTATCGAACTTCCCGTGATTTGTTGGAGCGCATCGCGGTAGAAAGAATACTAACGGTTTCCCATTCTCTTCTGAGAACTGTTTAGCGCAACTAAATTGAAATAAACGGTTTCCTAATCCATCGCTTAAATACGGTGCTACCCAATCATTCATTTATATTTTATAGAAATTTTTATTTAGACTCTAAATAAAAATCTAAACTTTAGTTATAATGCCCTCTCTGAATAACACCACCGACAGTTTTCATTCTGGTCACCCCCGCAGAATCTATATTACCACTTCTGCTTTCAATAACGACTTCTACTTATATACTGTAACTAGAAACCCTACTACATATGTACAGACAGGTACTCTATCGGCTGTAGTTGGTGCCACTGCTGCGAACTGCCCCGCTAATCGCATCTTACGTGAAAACGGTCGTCGTTTATATAAGGATGCCAACCCTGGCATCTCTACTCTCTTAGTTGGTGTATATGACGCTGTATCTGGATTAAGTGGTTTAATTGACCCTAACTCCGCTCGCTTCGCGGTATACAATGGTGATAAATCTGTTTTCCAAGACAATGGTGTTGACCCCAATGGTGGCTTAGTAGACCAAGGTCCTCCTATTTACACTCGCGGTTCTGTAACTGCTGGTGCGGGTATAACAACTACAGGTGGTTTAACTGTAAATGGTGGTGCCGTTGTAGGAAAGGTGACTACATCAACAACTGGTCCTACTGGAACACTCACTCTTGATTTATCAACAGCCAACGTATTCTACTATTCCACAGCTGTAGCTGCAAATACAGTATTCGCTGTAACAAACGCGACTGTTGGAACCGTGTTTAAAATTGCGTTGCTTGGAGGAGCATTTACAGTTACATTACCTACAAATGTATACGCTGCGACCACAGGTGTAACATTTACAACTGCAAACGTTACACCTGTGCTTACAGCTAATGTAAGATATTTATTCGAATGCGTAGTTGTAGCGTAGGTGTGAAATTTTATGCGTAATTAGTAGAATGCCTAATTGGTCAAATCGTTGGGAAGAATCTGGTGACTTTAGAATGTTCGGCACTAGTCCTAAGAAAGGAAGCCCTAAGAAAAATGATATAGCAAATATCAAATCTGAACTACAGTCTAAATCAAAAAAAGAGATTCAAGATTATTATGAAAATATTGGAGGAGAAGATAATTTAATGAATTTATCAAAAGATAAAATGATTAGAGAAGTTATAAAATTTTCAAAAGAAGCTCTCGGTATGGAAGGTGGTAGAAAAACACGCCGCCGCCACACACGAAAAAATAGAACTAGACGTTCTTAATAATATAGTTAACTGATTCTAAACAATCTAGATTTACACCGCCCCCATAACTTACAGCACTCTGTAAACATTCTTCAATATATGTCATTTCTTGAAGAATGTTATGCTGTTTCATAGGAATAAGTTTCTTTGTTCCCTCTATACGATTTTTCTTATTTGATTGATGCGCAGAGGCAGAACCCCAAAACTCTTTATACATCTGTCCATCTGTTCCTTGAACTTCATTCCCTGGCGAATCAGTTAATCCAGAAAACATTCCTCCAATCATTACCATAGAAGCGCCTAACACTAAACTCTTCGCAATATCACCAGGATATGTTACACCTCCATCTGCTATTATTGCTGCTCTTGCTGCGACTGAACTACAGTCTCTGATTATAGACGCTTGAATACCTCTTGAACCAAACCCTGTTGCGTTATAGGTTGTGCACGCAGAACCCGGACCAATTCCTACTTTAATAGCATTTGCTCCCCAGTCTTCTAAATCTATTACTGCATCTCGTGTTGATACGTTTCCAGCAATTATAAAAGTGTTTGGTAGATTTTCTTTAACATAAGTGATAATATTCTTCATTTTTAAACAATGACCATGTGCTATATCAATAGTAATATAGTCTGGATTTATATTATTAAGTTTTAATTTATCTATATCCATATACGAATCGCCATTAACACCAATTGAAATACTAGTATAATAATTATTAGAAATCATTTCTTTACAGAAACTTACAACATCCACATTAAATCGGTGCATAATATAAAAATAGTTGTTCTTTGCCAGCTTTTTAGCAATCTCAATATTAATCACACATTCCATATTTGCTGGAACAACTGGAAGAGAAAACTTATACTTACCGAATCTTGTAGACGTATCACATTCAGATCTAGAGTTTACTACACATAATTTAGGCAGTAAGTTCATGTTTGAGTAATCAAATGGCATTTTCACTATATGTATATTGTAACAAAGTCTTATACCCTTACTTGAAATCTGGGTTCCATCCAATTATCAGTTTATGTTTAAATATCTCTTCTAAGAACCAATTTCTAGATTCTACTAGTTTAGCATCTCCAAAATCTATAATATAGACTCTACCCTCTTTTTCAATAAAGTTATAAGGTGTAATATCAGTATATTCAATACTGGCGTGTAGATACAGTTTTACTAGAATATCATAGATTTGCTCTAAAAGATGTTGTGGAATATCTTTAATATTTTCTCCATACATATCTGCCAAACACATTTCATCTATATCTTCCATATCAATATAGGTCTTATAATCTGTTTCTACAATTTTAGGAACAATATCTTTAATATAAATTCTTGCTCTATTCTGTAGTTCTACTTCATTACAAATCTGCGTATGAGTTCTATTTGAAACATTCTTTCTATAGATTTTCATTTTATACAATTAAATTACAAAAAAAATTTTTAATTTTATTGAATTATACCTGATAAAGAGGATTTTGTTGCATAATACTTCTAGCGAATGCTTCTTCTCTAAGTCTTAACTCTTGCCTAGCGACTGCCTCTTCTCTAAGTCGTCTCTTACTCTTTGTTAATGATATATGACACGCCACACATAGAATAAATATAGATATTCCTATTAAAATAAATGCAATTACATAAATGCTTGTAGAAGAAGAAGGGTTATCATAAACTGGCTGAAACGTTGGTTTGGGTAATACTGTATAATTATAGTATACTTCAATCGGTAATATAGTTGGCGTTGGTGTGAATGTTGGGCCAGATGAGAATGTAAATGATGATGTAGGACTAGATAAGAATGATGAAGTAGCTGTATATGTTGGTGTATATGTTGGAGTAGATGAGAATGTTGGAGTAGCTGTAGATGTTGAACTAGATGAGAAGGTTGAAGTCATACTTGGTGTAGAGAGTTTAGACATTTTTGGTAATTATACAGCAATACTTTAAAAATCAATTTTATTTTTCCGATGATCTATTTCTTTGTTAATTCTAAAGAATTTCTAAAATCTTTTTGATACTTACATTAGCAAGTTCTTCAGTAGAAATATCTTGAACAATAATATGTGTTTTTCTTTCAAGTAACATTTTTAAACTATTTGGTGTTGGAGCGCATTTAGAAATCCAAACTAAATGAATGTTCGCTGATTGTTCCAAGCGTAGTTGAATTCTAGAAACACAGTTTAAGAACTGCGCGACTTCTTTTTGATTAAGAGAAATCTTCCACTTATCTTGAACAAAAATATGAGTATTTCCTACTTGTATCCAATGGTCTATACCATTCAGAGAAGTGTCATTAAAATACTTCTTAATATCGTTTTCTCTAAAACTGTGCGTCAGCCCTGGTAGATTGAGTGATTCTTTGTAAACTAAATCTTCAAGTTGAAATCCTTTTTCAGAAGCGGTTAGAGGTCTAGGTGGTTCTACTTCTGGAACTTCATCTACTTTTAACTTTTTTATACTTACAATCTTTCTTCGCGGAAGCATATTACATTTGATTACTTTATCTTCGTCCATCTAGTCTTAGAGAATAAGTGGGGGTTTAAGACTTCTTATTAGCTTAAAAACTGTGTAACTATTTTAACAGAATATGAGTATGCCAGTTGTAGAGCAGTATGATGAAATTCTAAGTAATGCTGGATTTAATATTACTCTTACATCAGATAATATTTTAGAAATTAGATTTAAAATGTTTGATACTTTTGTTCTCATACATTCGTTTAATAATTCTACAATTGATGATAAAAAATCTCTTAGTAGAAGACTTATCAGACAACCGAACATTTCAAAGATGTGCTCACTTGTTGACGCGCAAGCTAAAGTATGGAAGAAATTTGGGTAGTTAAAAAATTGAAGGCTTAATTCATTATATTTTTATATAGAATGGATAAAATATACGTATTAAGGCTTCATAACGATAAATGGTATATTGGAAGAACATCTAATGTTGAAAGACGTTTTGAACAGCACGTATCTGGCGATGGTGCGAAATGGACTTTTCTCCATAAACCACTAAATATTCATGAAATCCGAGAAATAAAATCAGATAATGATGAAGATACAATAACACGTGAATATATGAAAGAGTTTGGTATTTATAATGTTCGTGGTGGACGTTACTGCGCTGTTGAGTTTAAACCTTGGCATATTAAAGAAATTAAACAAGATATGATGAATGATAAATTTATTAAAAATATTAGCGAACTAAAAAATAAAGTTTCAAATGAAATCTTTAATCCAGATAGTGATTTGCGTTCTGGTCGTTGGTTTCGTGGGTTGTTTGGTGTTTAAATAAAATTGAAAAAAAGTTTAAAGTCATATTATTTACAATAACTAAATGGAACAACTTTATGTGTTAGAGCTAACAAATAAGAAGTATTATGTTGGAAAGACAACTGATGTTATGCGTCGTT